CGTCTTCAACTGGCGCAGGGTCGTGCCGCGCGTGCCGTTGATGCGGTTCTCGTTCGTGCGGTATTGCTTTTCGACGACAGCCGGCTCAAAGTCGTTGACCTCAAACCAGGAGCCGGCGGCGATGTCGGCGTCCGCCTCCTGGACGCCGAAACTGCCTTCCTTCTTCGCAAAGTTGATCATCCAGCGATAGGCTTCAATTGTTCCGCCCATGTATCACCTCCAAGGAATCACTCCGGCCTACGATCCGTGGTGCGTACTAGCTTCGTTTTGCTATTTGCAGCTTCAGCAAAGAAGCCGCTCGCCACCGCCGCGGCGGCGATCGCGGCCGGGACCTCGAATGTTTTTTTCTCCGGGTCCGAATACCAATGCTGCTGCGCGCCGCTCTTGTGGTCGTAGGGGATGCAGATCGCGGGGCCGTCTTCGCGCTCTACCCGCACGATCCGCACGCGGCGGCTGTCGGGGTCGCCGGCCGGCTGCTCGGCTGCCGATTGTTGGGCCGCGTCTGTAGTCGCGGCATCTATTTGCGTCGTGTTTGTTTCCTCGTTTGCCATTTCACTCCTGACATTCGACATTGGCGACTTCGACCGAAATCCGCAGCACCGCCCGATGCGCGGCCCAGTCGCCTACCAAAACATCTTCAAAGTCGGTCGGCAGCTCAAGCCCGCCGTGACTGACACAGCGGCCCAGCCCGAGCGTCACGTCCGCTTCAAAACTCGCGGCGAGCGAATCAACCCTCGCCTGCGCGATCTCTTCTGAAGCCGCCGAATCGTCTTCAGAGTCAAAGAGACCGAGGTAAAACCGCACTTCATAAACGTACTCGACTTTAACCAGTCGGCCGGGGATGCCTCGCAGAGTCGGGAAGCGCCGGACGCGGCGAACCATATAGGCATTGATCTTCTGGTCTTCGTCCCGAAAAAGGTTGACCCACTCGGCCAGGCGGTTCTGCGCCGGGTAGCGCCAGCGGCGGTGCGCGCGCGCCTTGCCGTCGTTGGCCGAAATCACGGCGATGATCGCGCTTCGGATTTGAGATTCGCTCACCATAGCTCTATTACAGTTTGGTCAGAACCGCATCAACGCCACGATCAATTTCCGGGTTGATCAAATCCTTGTTCCTGTCGAAGGCATTCCCGATGGGCCGCTTCGCCTTGACGCCTTTCTGCGCGATCTTCCGGCCGACAAGGAACGTAACGTCATCGAGTTTCTCTTCAGGCGGACTGATGACGCGCTCGACCCACAGGCGCAGCTCGCCTATGTTGGGGAAAGCCGCGCCTGGTCTGCGGCCGAATTCAACGTCATTACCTTGCTCGTCAACCCCCTCGATGATCGGCGCATAATTGACGCCGGAAAAGACGTAGCCCTGGATGGTGCCGGGCTGCGGGTGATCGACCGCGCTCTGAATACTGCCGCGAAAAAGGCTGCGATAAACCGGCGAATCCGCCTGCGCTTCACCCTGGACCTTATATAGCCCCGCGAGGACGTGCCCCGGCATTATTTCATCAAAGATCGGCACGAAGTCTTCCAGTCGCGTGCCATCCTCGACCTTTATATGGACTTCAAGAAAGCGGCTCATCGAAAGCGCCTCCTGTGCGTCAATCGGTCGCCCCCGAGTGAATTGGCGGTGTCCCAATTTTTCGTGGCGCTCGCGGCCCGAGGGCCTGATTCATTGGCCCCGGCGCCGAATGCTTCGTTCGCCTGTTTGCGCAGTTTCGCGGCCCGCTTCTCATACTCCGACGCCTTCGTTTGATAAAAGGCGCCGCCCACGCCCTGGAATAACGTCTGCTCGCCGGTCTGCGTGAAGTGCTGGGCGAGATCGTCGCACCCTTCCGCCGCGGCCAGCTTACAGAAGGCGAAGAAGTCGGAGGCCGGTATCGTCGATCCCGCCGTGGTGATCGAGTGATCGCCCTTGAAATGAAAGCGGACTTTCTCGCCCGCGCCGATGCCCGCGAACACTTGGATCATCAGCCCCGCGGGCGTGCGGCGGAACTGCCAGTCGCGCCGGTCGAGAAACTCCGGCTCCCCGCTGGTCACTACTGGAAATTCAATCATCGGGTCGCCGGAAATCTCTTCGTCAAACCCGACCAGGTCAGACGCGCTGAAATCACCGCCGCCGTCGCTCGTGAGTTCGACAACAATATCGCCCGGCTTCTTGCGCTTATAGACCTCGACCGCCCGGTCGATAAGCACGTTGATATCAGCGGGCGAGAGGATTGCCGCGCCGTCCTTAATCAGGCGTGAGACCTCAGTCGCGTAGTTTGCCCTGGCCTTGGTTGACATTAGCGGGCCTCAGTAGCTGAGAATGGTGTAAGAGAAAGTGAAGCTTGGCGTCGTGCCGGCGATAGTCGCGACGACGCGAATCTTGGTCGCGAATTTGCGGGTCGCGCTCTTGACCTCCGTGGTCGCGCCGGTCGCCTGGGTGTGAGTCATCCCGGCGATGTCGAACCAGAGCGTCCCGCCGTCCGGGGTGTCCTGGACCTTTACGTCGAGCGTGGGGGTAGTGCCCGAGGCGGCCGTGACGGACTCATAACCGACCAGGTTATCGACGTTGCCGACGGTGAAGGTTGAGCTTGTGGCTGTCGCGGTCCGGGCCGCCGACGTGAAAGGCTGCTGAAAGTTCTTCGAGTCGAAGGTGAAGACTACCGTCCTGATACTCACCGCGCGCAGGTTTGGCGCCGGCGTGGCGGCGGTCACCTGGTGCAGGGGCATCGCCAGCAGCGCGGCCGTTGCGAGCAGTAGAGCGATTCGCTTAATTCCTGATCTCATTCGTTCATCCTCCCGAAAGCAAAATTTATTGGTGAGAGGCCGGGGGTCCCGGCCTCTATATTGAAACGGCGCGGCCTATGAGCCGAGCGGCTGCGACTTGACGACGGGTTCAAACCCGCAAGGGGCGCCCCCGAAAATGAAGCGGCACTTGTGGCGCGTGATCACGTCGTTGTTGAACGCCTTCTCGTGCGTCTCGCCCATCATCTCGAAGAACTCAGGCTCTTCGTTGCCCATCCAGAAGCCGACCTCCACGATGTCGGCGTCCTTGTTGCTGGCGGTGAGCAGCCAATCGTTCGAATCGCTCAGGAAGGGCAACGCCACGGGATTGATCTTCACCCGCCCGCCTGAGCTTCTGAGCAGGCGGTCGAGCGCGCTGGTGTTGCCTCCCGGCTCCTGGTTGAAGTCGGTCAGCGTCATCGCGTCGAGGATGTTGTCGGAGCGCACCGCGAGTGTCAGATCGTCGAGCGAGAAGCTGAACTTCTCGTTCGAGCCCGGCTCGGTCTGCATCAACAGCTTGCCGATGCCGTTCTTGAGACCCGTGTTGCCGAGCGCGTCGGTGATCAGGTTGTTATGACTCGCATGGAAGAGCGAGAGGCCGTCACGGCCCAGGGTCGGGTTCGCGAACAGGCAATCGACCCAGACGAACTTCGCCAGCGTGCGCCTCGCCGCGCGGCCCATGAGAGAAGGCGCCTGCCGGAGCGACTTCAGGTCGTCGTTGGCGATCGTCTCCAGCGTCAGATCGACCGTCTTGCCCCGCTTGGCCGGCGTGTAAGTCTCCTTATCGTCGGTCAGCGCCGCGTAAGTGGTGTACTCCCCATTCTCCGCCACGGTCGGCAGGTCGCCGTAGTAGCCGAGGATGATGATCTGCTGCGGCTTGAAATCGTCGAGCGGACGGCGGGTGATGACCCGGCCGATGCCGTAGTCGTTCTCGCGGAACGAGGCGAGCATCCGCTTGTGCATCAGGTTTGACAGCAGGTCGGGGAAGTCCGAAGTCTGGTAGGGAGTCTGCGACTGGCGCGCGAGCCGGCCCGTGCGGTTTCTGATGCCGTTAAGCTCCCGGTCGCCGGTCATATCGAAGTAGAGGTACTTGATCGAGTGGATCGGCGGCACGTCATCCCATTCGGACTGCGAAGGGCGATACGGGGTCCCGCCCGACTGGCGGACCTCCCGCTCGATGTAGCTCGGCGTTCCCTCGAACTGCTCCCGGGAAAGCTCGAACGCCTTGGCCAGGCCAATGGTGATCTTATCCAGCGAGCAGGCCCCCACAATTACGCCTCGGCCGTTGTCAACGTTGCCCGACTGCGAAGTGACCGCGAGTACGTCGCGCGCGCTTTCGATCATCGCGTTGACTTCCTCAAGGCTGGTCGCCGCGCCGGCCCTCTTGCGGATGCTTTGGCGAACCGCCTCCGGCAAGCCGGACTCCGTGATCGCGTCGTTGAACAGCGACAGGCGGAGGGCCTGGGGGAGCCGCGCGAATGAGATTTCGCCGTCTTCCGCGCCCGCTTGACCGCGGTTCGCCTGCGCCGCCGTCGCGGGGTCAGGGTCTTTATCGAACAGGGTTACCGCCTGCTCGACGAGCGAGTCATCGCCGTGGATCGCCTCGGCGAGTTGATCCTCATTCATTTCAGCCGTAACGCCCTTCGCGCTCGCTCCCACCAGGGATTGGCGCACGAGTTCAAACTTTGGTTTGTCTTGCTTGAACAGCAAGGCCAACGCTTTTTTGTTCATAGTCATTGCTCCTTCAGAAATTTGTCGCCCGCGGTTCGAGGCGAGGGCGTATTTAACGAATCCTTTGGCCGCCGCGTCGGTGACAATATCAATTGAAATCGGTTTCACCTTCTCGGGCTCTGTTGCGGGTTTCCGGTCAGTCCAGGTTACTTGTTTGGCCTGGATGCCAACAAAAATAGAGGCCCCATAAAAGTCACGATTGCCGGCGTCGAAAGCCGCCTTCAAATCCTGCCGCAGCCAGTCGGCGGAGGGCTTGATGTTGAGCGTCGCGTCCATCCCCTGGTCGGTGATCTCGAAGTCGGTCCACCAGCCGACAAGGTCTTTGACCGAACGCTCCGGCTGGTTGCGGATCTCGTCCTCGGTGGCGTGGTCGGCGAAGGCTTTGAGATTCTCCCAGCCGTATTCGCGGAGCGACTGCGCGAATACTTCCTTGCGCCAGATGTGGCGCGTGGCGCTGAGCCCCCAGCCGACGACCTGGAAGCGCCACTTCCAGCCCTCGGGGTCCAGTGACTGGCGGACGCGCCCGACCCCTTGCATCACTTCCTCGTCCGGCGAAGCGCCCCCGACCGGCACGTATTCCTCCCTGACCTCGACCGGCTCGCCGAAGGTGACCTTGTCGCCCTCGACCGTGTAAGGGACGCGATACTTCTTCGCCTCGGCCGAGTCGCAGACGATCACGGCGTCGTCGAAGACCTCTTCCGGGTAATAGAAGATGGGTTCGCCCAGCCGCCTGAACTGCTCTCTCAGAGCGGCCGATATCCTGTCGATCAGGTCGGTCAGGCTTACCCCCGACTGCTTTGTGACTGAAATCTTCACTTTGTGACCTCAAAACTAATGCCAGAAGGCCATTTAAATGCGTTTAAACGCCTTCAATTCGCATTTTCCCCGGCCGGGGCGGTTCAGGGACCCCCCCCAATCGCCACGGGGCAAATGAGCGCGGCCCCGGCTACCTCTGCGACTGGCCGCCTTTGCCGCTGAGAGCCTTCTGCACGGCCGCGTCGATCATCGCCTGGACCTCGTCCTTGCTCACCAGGCCTTCAGGAATCCCGGCCGCCG